CAGGAACAGAACCGAAAGGCGAAGACCTGGGAGCAAATCAACGCTGAGAAGGAGGCCCTCAAGGCTGAGCGCGAAGCGGTGAGGCGGGAAAGGGAGGAGTGGGGCAAGCAGCGGGAGCAATCCAAGGCTGCTGAGACCAGTTCCTTCCGAGATGAGAAGGGCTACACGGCGGAGGACTACGAGGCTGCGGCCAAGGAGTTTGATGCTGATGGCGATTCTCAGTTGGCCAAGGCAGCGCGAGCCAAGGCTGACGGAGTCCGAAAAGCTGCTACAGAGCGACAGCAGAAGGTACAGCAGGAGAAGTTCGCGAAGGCATGGTCTGATTCGTTTTCCCGGTTGTCCGAGAAGGAGACTTGGTTGAAGGATCAGAACAGCCCCGAGTACAAACGTACTGTCGAACTGCTCCAGAAGGTGCCGATGCTGACATCAATGCCCGATGGACTTGTCCATGCGGTGGAATTGATGAAGCTCCAGGACACTGCGGGAAAAGCTCAGTCGATCGAGGCCGAGAACAAGGCTCTGAAGGAACAACTCAATAAGCTCCAGCAGAAGACCGCTATTGGTAAAAGCGTGCCGGCAGGACAACTCAAGGCTGAGGAGAAAGATTTCTCGAAGCTGTCTCTCAAGGAGCAGAGGGAGGCGCTGTTGAAAGCGTCGAGGGCGTTCGACCGGGACGAAAACTGATAGAACAACCACAACTCAAATATGCCAGTTACTACTTCAACCACGCTCACCAACCAGTTCCAGAACTACTTCAGCAAGGAGCTGCTCTCGATCGTCCAGCAGGAGACGATTCTGGATCAGTTCGCCATGAAGACGACGATCCCGAAGAACAATGGTAATCAGGCCATCTCGATGTTCCGCTTCGGTGCCCCGAGCATCGGCAGTGTTCAGACCATCAGCTCTGAGGGTACCCCGATCAGCTCCGCCAACTACCGCGCTCTGGCCCTCAACCGCCTCAGCAAGAACCTGTCTCAGTACGGTCAGGTGATCGCTTTGACCGACATCCTCCGTGCCACCGACCTGTTCAACTCGCTCCAGCAAGCCACCAAGACCTCTGGTCTGGATATGGCCCTCTGGGTTGACTCGGTGATCCGCAACGTGCTGATCGGTTCCAACCTCACGGCCAGCGGTTCGTCCATCGGTTCCGGAATTGAATCGACGATCTCGAACGATGACGCGGTTAACAACACCGCTGGACAAACCCCTCCGGGTATCAAGGTCTACGGTAACCCCGCCACCCTGACCACGCAGAGCTTCTCTGCGCTGAACAGCGACACGACCGCTGCGAACACCACGATGACGGCGTCCGCCGTCCTCGATTCCATGACCCGACTGAAGCGCAACCGCGCTCCGATGATCAACGGCGGCTACGTCCTTGCCACCGATCCTCGTGTGGCCCGCGACCTGATGCGCGACAGCGACTGGTTGAACGCCTCCAACTACGGCAACAAGGGCCAGCCGTTCTACAAGGGCGAGGTTGGTTCCATCTACGGTTGCCGCGTGGTCCAGCAGACCAACTCGTTCGTCAGCACCGGTTCCGGTACTGCTGGTGATGAGTTTGTGTATCAGGCTTCCGCCGCTGGTGGCGGTCTGGCCGTCAGCAAGGACATCATCGCCTCGTTCTTCTTCGGCAACGAAGCGTTCGGTATCCCTGCTCTGACCGGTGATGATCCGTTGTCCCCGCGCATCGTGATCACCGACACCCCCGACAAGTCGGATCCGTTGAACCAGCTCGTCACCGTCGGTGTGAAGCTGTACTTCGCCGCCCTGCGTCTGGCCGCTGGTAACACGAGCGCGACCAACACCAACAACCCGGTGTGGTATCTTGTCCATCGGACCAAGACCTCGACCACGCTGTAATATGCGACCCAAGACGGCCACCATCATGGTGATCGCCGTCAGCCCGAAGGGGCATCATCGTAATGGTGGTGCCCCTTCTTCTCATTCCGCTTGCGGATGCGAAGAGGCTGACAACAATGCGCCCATGATTTCGATTCCAGTCGAGGCCCTTTCCACCGATATGGAGGATGGCCAACAGGCTATGCCCGAGGTTGGTGATGAAGTGGTTTTGGACGATGTTCGCGGCGTTCTCAAGAAGCTGGATAACGGCGAAGCCTACGTCGAGATCCGCAGCGTCAACGGCATGCCCGCCGAGTACGAGAACAAGGACGACAAGGAGATGTACTCCAAGAAGCCCATGGATAAGGAGTCCATGATGAAGATGGCTTCGGATTACGACAGCGAGATGGAGTCCTAAGATGCCGATCTACACCTTCGAGAACAATGGTCAGTGCATCGAGCACATCGCTCCGATGGGTACCGACTCTGTTGTCCTTGATGGGAAGCGGTGGATGCGACAACCGGTGGCCCGCTTCGGGGTCACCGGCTTTGCTCGCGAGACCGAACTCAAGGATAACGTGAAGAAGGGATTCAGCCGGTTGGAAGACCGCCAAGGATCCCGCTTCGAGAGCACTTTCACCAAGAATCAAATCCGGAAGATCTGGGATATATGAGCGACGTAGCAAATCAGGCCATCGAGTATTCGATGGGACAGGGCGGCTTTCAACTGGTGACAGCCACCACGCTGACCACTGGCCCGTTTGTGGCCATCACCACCATCGCCCCTACCACCTTTAGCTCGATCACCGGTGGCAACATCAGCGGATCCTGGTCCACGGCGACCATCCCTGCTGGTATTACGCTTCCTGGGCCGATCACGAGCTTCCAGATTTCCAGCGGTCAGGTGATCGCATTCAATGGCGTGATTCAATCGTGACACTCGCTCTCGGCACACGACTGGTATCGAACGGCGGGGGTAATGTTACCCCTGGCGATCTGCCTATCCTGCGCCGGGATTTGCTTCAGGAGGACGACTTCTTCGTTCTGCTGGAGGATGGTGACAAGATTGTCATCACGTTTGGGACTTTCGATTCCGTCTTGTTGGAGGACGCGTCGTTCCTGCTGCAAGAGGACAGTGGCAAACTCATCATTCAAGCTAACTAACAGTTTATGGCAGATACAAAGATCACAGCACTGACGGCGATCTCGACCGTCGATCCCGCGGTGGATGTCCTTCCCATTGTCGATGTCAGTGACACGACGATGGCTGCATCGGGCACCACGAAAAAGATCACCAGCAACCAGATCCTCGGGGCCGGCGGCACCGCCACCCTCGCCTCCGCCACCATCACCGGCGATCTGACGGTGGATACCTCGACGCTGAAGGTTGATTCGACGAACAATCGGGTGGGTATTGGGACGGCGAGTCCGGCAACCATCTTGGACATCCAATCTGCTGGTGGAGTTTTTGCTCGCATTCAAAATACGACATCTACAGCAGACGCATATCTTCTTGTTAAGAATACCACAGGCGAAGGTTTCTTTGGAATCAACGCATTAGGGCCGTATATTTACACTGCAAGCGCACTTCCGATTGTATTCACAACCGCTACATCTGAACGCTATCGCATTGCTGGCGACGGCGTAGCCACTTGGTCGAACGTCGGCGGAGTCGCTGGCACCGCCATGACTTTGAACTCTTCGGGGCTGGGCGTGGGGATTAGTCCTGCTGTTAATCTGGATATTGCGAGTGCTTCGACGACTCAGTTTAGGATTCAGCGGTCTGGTCAGGCTGATGTGCGCGTAATCAGCGACACTGGAGTCGGTATTGTCGGGACGTACTCCAATCATACTCTTCAGATTCGGACCAATGGCACCGCCGCGATCATTTGCGATACAGCGCAAAACGTCGGCGTGGGGGTTAGCACATTCGGAACCTCTGCTGCTAAGGTTCTCGGTCTTGCAAACGCTACTGCTCCAAGCACTTCTCCTGCTGGCATGGGACAACTCTACGTCGAAGCCGGTGCGCTGAAGTACCGTGGAAGCTCTGGCACTGTTACCACCATCGCTAACGCCTAATCCATACTACCATGAACACCATCTCCATCAACTGGATCATCGAACGCCTTCTCGTTAAGCCCACCGAAGGCTCACTCACCGATGTCGTCATCACCGCCGACTGGAGGTGCAACGGCACCGAAACCATCGGCACCGGCGACGACGCGAAAACCTACAGCGGCACCTGCTACGGCAGCGCGTCGTTTCAGCCGCCGAGCGGATCGTTCACGCCTTACGAGGATCTGACCGAGCAGCAGGTGCTTGGCTGGTGCTTTAGCAAT